TAGTTCTGTTGATGGGCTTAATCTAGGAACCGATTTAGGATCAGGAAGCCTCAGCTTACCTAGATTCTTTAGTGCAATTAAAACAGGTGCTGCTTTCCAATTACAGTCTGAAGAAACAATAACATCAGATTATGTATTTGTTAGGGTAAGAAATAGTGAATTTAATTATACAACAAATCCATCCAATTTAACAAGCTCAGGACAGTTAAGATACGATGTAATGATTAATACTCCTCAAGCATATGTAACAGCAGTTGGATTGTATAATGATAATAACGACCTTTTAGGAGTAGCAAAATTATCAAGACCTTTATTAAAAGACTTTACAAAAGAAGCACTTATTCGTATAAAATTAGACTACTAATGAATGAGCACCTTCAAAAAGCTAAATAAGCAAGATGCGTATATAACCACATATACAGCTAAAAAACAATGGGCAGTCTCAGGAAGTACAGAGTTTAGTGCTTCCGGGATCTTTCATTATCCAGGAGTTTCCGGATCAGGTCCATATATTCCCACAGGAAGTGACTTACAATCAGGCCAACACCCTAGACTTATTTATCAAAGCATCTACCAACTATATTACTCAGGCTTTACAAACGGAATTCCAAGTACAGGTATAAACGGACTTACAGGATCTTCTTTTGAAAACTACCTACAGTCCTCATATAATGTAAGTGGTTCTAGAAATATAGCAAACTATATACAGGTTCTTTCTATACCGAGAAAACTCTTAGGAACCCACATAGAACCTTCTTCCTTTAGCATGAACCCTAGTGGTTCTTCTTTGCAAATCCTTTTAATTGGAAATATATTAGACGATGGAGAAGGCAACCTGTATATAAGTGGTTCTAGTCCTATTCAGTATGTAGGAAATATCATATACACTCATGGTCAAGTAATTATCACGCATCCTTATTACTATGCCGCAATTGGGAATTACATAAGTGGAAGTATGAACTGGAAATCGAATCAGCCAATCTACACTTACAATTACCACTGTAGGCTAAGAGAAACAGAATTTAACTTCACCTACAATATCTCAGCTCAATCAGCCTCTTTAAGAGAGACTCACGATAATAACGGGGATACTTACTCAACTTCGAGCAGACAATTCTTAGGCAACCTAAGTGATAATATAACAGGTAGTGCTTTTCAGCCCTACATCACAGCAGTCGGACTCTATAATGATTCGAATGAATTAATAGCAGTAGGAAAAATGAATCAACCAGTACCTAAGTCTGCTAATACAGAAATGACATTCATTGTAAAAATGGATATTTAAAAGAGAATTATGTGGTTATATCAAGGACAGGAAATTAAAACAATCGAGGATATTCCCGGATCACCATTCGGATTTGTCTACGAAGTTACACACATACCGACAGGTAAGAAATACCTGGGAAGAAAACAACTGATATCTGTACAGAAAAAAGCATTAGGAAAAAAAGAATTAGCACTACTGACAGATAAAAGAGGCAGTAAAAGTAAAACAGTTAAAAAAGAATCTGACTGGAAAACATATTACGGATCTCATCCAGAAATAAAAGAGATGATTAAAGCAGGTAAACAGTCTGAATTCTCTAGAGAGATTCTTATCTTTGTACCATTGAAAAAGCTCTTAACTTATTATGAAAATAAGTATTTATTTATGAACGGGGTGATAGAGCCGGATTCTAATTACATAAACGATAATATAGAAGGTAGGTACTTTAAAAAAGATTTTTTACAATAACCAATATGATAACTATAACCTCTATTCTTCAAGAAATACTAGAACCAACCAGGGAGTATCAAATTCAAGTTGACCTTCTTAAAAAACAAGGAGCTAAATTTTTAGGATCAGGAGATGGAGGAGCTGCCTACGAATTAGACGGAGTTGTAAAAAAAGTAACTACTGACGAAGTTGAGTTAGAACATGCAGAAATTCTTAAAGGAAAAACTACTAAGTTCTTTGTACCGATATTAGATGTGGACGTAATTGATACTAAACTAGGTATAATCACAATGCCGATCCTACAGAAATATGAAGGATTAATCTCTAAGGAATTTCTAGAGAATTTAAAATATGAAGCTGAATCTCTAGGAATTGATCCTACAGAGCTAGATATCAAATCAGATAATTTCATGAAGGATAAAGACGGCCATTTAAGAATGGTAGATGTCTAGAGAGATTTAAGGCTTGGAATTCTGAGCTTTTTTTATTATCTTACAGTTATAAACTAGTTGCGTATATATGAATAGTTCGGTACTGTTAGGTTTTATAGAGAATATTTTAGGAAAATCTTACAAAAGAGCAAGAGGTAATTACGCTTTTATTTGCCCTAAATGCAATCACCATAAGCCTAAGTTAGAGATCAATTTTGATACAGATACTAAAGGGCAAAATCCTTTTGAATGCTGGACATGTAAATTCAAAGGAAGGACTATTAAATCTCTATTACAACAGTTACATGTACCTGCCGAACAGGCATATGAAATTCTAAAGTACGTAGGGAAAGGAGAAGAGAGGTTTTATGCACAGATAGAATCTGTTAAATTACCTGAAGAATTTCAACCTCTCTATAATGCATCTACAACCAGCCTTACAGCAAACAAAGTAAGAAAATACCTGTATGCAAGGAAGTTAACAGATAGGGACTTCTTAAAATATAATATAGGATATTGTACTTCAGGAGAATACGAGGACAGAATCGTAATACCTTCTTATAATGAAAATAATCAATTGAACTTCTTTGTAGCAAGGACATTTGAAAATGCATATCATAAGTACAGGAATCCAGACGCCTCCAAAGATATCATTATATTTGAAAACCTAATAAACTGGAATCAACCGGTGATATTAGTAGAAGGAGTATTTGATGCTATAGCAGTAAAGAGAAACGCTGTACCTGTACTGGGAAATACCTTGTCTAAGAGCTTATTACGGAAGATAGTAGGAAGCAGTACAGAAGCTATTTATATCGCCTTAGATAAAGATGCTTTTAAACAAGCATTAAAATATACAGAACAGTTTTTGAAGATGGGTAAAAGGGTATACCTAGTTGATATTCAAGAAAAAGATCCTAGTGAAATGGGATTCGAGAGTTTTACCCGATTTATACAATATGCTGAAGAGATAACACTAGGTAAACTCCTTCAGTATAAACTAACTTAATTATGATTCAAAAAGGAGTTAACATTCTTGTAGAGAATGCTAAAAAAAGGTTATCGTTTAATCCTGAACTAAAACAAATTACATTCCTTGATCGACGAGTTTATAAGAGGGATGAAGGAGTTTATTATCCTTCCGTAACAACCGTTTTACAGCACATGCCAAAGAATAAATTCTTTGAAACATGGTTGAAAGACGTAGGACATAACTCGGATCTCATTATGAGAAAAGCCGGGGATGAAGGCACTCAAACACATAATGCAATCGAGCAGTTAATTTTAGGAGAAGAAATATCTTGGCTAGATGATTATGGAAATGCTAAATACAATGAGGTAGTCTGGGGAATGATTAATAAGTTCAAGGCTTTCTGGGATTTAGCAAAACCAGAATTAATCTTTACCGAAGAATTTACTTACTCAGATACACACAAGTATGCAGGTACTGCAGACTTAGTTGTTAAGATTAACGGACAAATCTGGTTAATAGATTATAAAACCTCTAACAGCCTACATAAATCTTACGATCTTCAACTGGCTGCTTATGCTAAAGCAATCGAAGAAGTAAAAGGAATTAAGATAGATAGAACTGCTATTCTTTGGCTGAAATCAACTAAAAGATCAGAGAGTAAAAAAGAGGGAGAGTATTTTGGTAAAGGCTGGGAATTAAAGCCAATAGATGATATTGATAAGAACTTCGAACTCTTTCAACTCATTTATAGATTATACCAAATAGAGAACCCTACCACAGAACCTATCTTCAATAGCTTTCCGACAACAATCAAACTTTAATCCTATTTATCTTATATAGTCTTTGTGTTTTACACTTAAAATTACTATCTTTAGATATATAGAAAATTAAATTATGGGAGGAAACGTTTTTGATAGTACTGCACCGATAAAGAAGGAGCATATAAAACCTACTCTGTTAGAATTCTTTAAACAATTCAAGCAGATCTTTCCTAAAGCAGAACCTTATTTCAGAGAGATGAAAACCCTAGGATCTGTAGGAAAAAAAGATTACTCTGGAGACATCGATCTAGCATTATCAGGAACTTCTTTTGATAATGTAGATGACTGGGGATTAAGTGAGCAACACATACAGAACCTGTTCGCTGCGTTTAAAAAAAGAGCTAGAACATCTACAGACGATCAGTTAATGAAAAGATCAGTTATTGTAGCGATTGCACAAAAAATAGCTGAGGCCGATAAGGAAATAATTGCCGATGTCAAAGGATCAGGAGGGGGAACATTGTTTTTACTTTTTCCTCAATACGATGAACAAAAACAGCCGATAGGATCAAACGTACAGATAGATATCAACGTAGGAGATGTAGACTGGCTAGAGTTTGCGTATCACTCAACAACCTACTCAAGTAACGTAAAGGGATTACATAGAACACAACTACTAGTTGCTCTCTTCTCACATAAAGGATATACTTTTTCTCATAATTACGGAGTGAAAGATAAAGAGACACAGGAGATTGTAGCTAGAAATCCTCAACAAGCGATTGACCTACTCAATACGCTCTATAAGCTTAATTTAACTAGAGATACTTTAGGAGATTATTTCAAACTAATAGATACTTTAAGAGAAGGATTATCGCCACAAGATCTTCATGCAGTTTATGATACTTACTTAAAAATACTGAATAGTACTAGATGTGATATTCCTGAAGATCTGCAGCAATATTGGATAGAAAATCAAAAGAGATTAGGTCTAACAGGTAAATTCTTACCAGATAATTCGAATTTAATACAATATAAAACAGAATAATATGTCAGGAGTAGCAGGAGGTCATAGAATAAGCAATACAGATGTACATGCAACATTTCATAAATACATTGACGAGGTATTAAAAGGAATACCTGGCTTTAAAAAAGCATCTCTATCTGGCAGTGTAAAAACAGCTTCTAAAAAAGATTATGGTGATTTAGATATTATAACCTGGTTTGAAGGAGAAGATAAGAAAGAAGTAAAACAGAGAATTATAGACAGGATAAATACCTTACCAGACACCGTTATTGTTCCTTTCAAAAGCGAAAAATACATAGGTAAAAGATACTACAATTCAGGAGAATTAATTTCAGTACTTTATCCCATAGAAGGAAAAGAAGATGAGTTTATTCAAATAGACAATATAATTGCTATTTCAGAAGAAGAAACAGCCTTCAAAGGAAGCTTTTTAGATTTACCTGCTGAAAAACAAGGACTCTTAATCGGGCTTGCTAAAGTAATTCTTTTAGAACAAGATCCTGAAGATGTATTTAGGAGAATGGGTATTACAGGTACTCCTAAACTTAAAAAAGGAGAAGAATTTGAATTTAATTTAAGTTCTGTCAAGCTAAGCCTTAGAAAAGTAAAACTAGAAGGATTTAAAGAAGTATCAAGAGAAGAGATCTGGTCAACAACTAATTGGGGCTTGATTAAAATCCTTTTTAAGGGATTTAATATAGACGGATCTTTTGAGGACTTACTAGACGATATTTCTAGGAAATTAAATAATCCTAGATCAAAGAATAGAATTGCAGGTATTTTTAAATCTATGGTATCAGTTAAGTCTGGAGAAGTAGGGACAGCTAAAGCTGCAGGGAAAGAAGCTGCCTTAGAAAAAGTAGCTCAGAACCTATCAGAAGCCCTAGATGATCAGACCTTGACAGTAGCTCTGTATGGAGGAGGCTTTAAACCGCCA